CTTAATTTCTACTCAAAGAAATATTTAACAAGTAGCTGTGATAGGTGTTTTGTCAGTCTGCTTAGTGCTAAGAACGGACATTGGTCTGACTGTAATGCAGGACGTTAACAAAAGTGAATGAATCGTTTAAGTATAATGTTTATAACTATCACATCTACGCTTGCTGAATATTACTAGGCCACGTGTGTGGCCTGACATTAGAATTTAAAATCTGATGCTTGAGCTTCATTATAAAGTTGCTTCAATAATGTGTAACCCGAATCATATTCAGATATAGGAAAGAAAAAATGTCTCCCATCACCCTGTAAGATGCTTAACCTTTGCACACCTACCTCCATGTTGTAATCGAAGGCATAATCTAGAGTTATTTGCATCCCTTGGTAATTAGTCCATACTTTATCTTCATCTGAAATATAATTCCAGTGAAGCGTACCATTCTGAGTCTCAGAAAGTATTTGGCTTACAAAATTTACAATAGTATTAGGCAACATCTTTTAATCCCCTGACTTTCTGAATGTGTATTTTGTTTCAAACCTTTGCTTTACCTCGAGCAATGCGTCTTGGATCTCTTTAATTTGAGCATTGCCTAAAGGATTTGAAGCATTGGCATGACGAGTCGATAATATTTTCTTTTCTAAATCGTTTAATGACGTTTTTTTGTCATCAAATTCCTTTTTATCTTCTTCTGTCATGAAGTGATTGGCGAGGCTTATATGTAACTTCCTTGCTATAGTAAAATTAGCTACTAGAAGTGGGTATTTTTTTGTCGCAAGATCATTGAGGCATTGATCATAGTAAGATACACATTCATGAGCATAACTTAATCCTGTTGCATCTTTGAATTTACTCAGGTTAAATAGAGAGCGAGTTTTAATGCTTTTTGTAATACTAACATTATACAAGATTTCCATTATAGAAATCAGTAATGCAATAACAGTGGCAACAGAAGCATAATATGAAAACAAAGTCATATTTTCATTTATGCTAATTATATCAGACTGATTTTTATAACATACATAAACAATAATAATACAGACTATTATGTATAGTATTCGAATGCAATTATCTTTAGCTTGTTCCAACATTAAAATTATCCCATTGTGAACTACCACCCTTAACATTATCCATTTTTATTTTACCTTACTCAAGTTTTCATATGAGCTCGCTCTTCATTGATTACCATGCGCTATCTTGAGTAACTTCCGCTTCTGGCACTTTGCCGACGGTCTTGCAATCAACGTTAAAAGAACTAGAACATATGAGAAAGCCCCGCAATCGCGGGGCTTTTGTCACATCCAGGTGATTTGCTGTTGTCCTGAAGTTGTCGGATGCGGCGGCGCTGGTACTACTTCACCCGGCGAAACGATAAAGCGCTCGACGGTCTCAGTGGTGACAAATGTCGCGCTGCAGTTGATGTTAGTGCACTGATGGTAACGCTCTTTCGTCGTGTCAGAAAAGTAGCGGCTTGTGCGAGCATGTGCGGCAAAATGGCATTTAGGACAGTGAAACATGGCGAGCACCTCATATTAATTTCCAATGCGCTAATTTTAACCATTAAAAACTTTAATAACAAACAGTTAAACCATTACTCTTGATTTAATTCTTCGCTTTCGTACTCCACATCCGAAACCTTAACCTCAAGCTCTAAGCCCGTCGTGTAACCGTTTCCGTTGAGGTTATGCACCACCCGGCTGATTATCCATGCCTGCTCGTCTATAACGCACTTAAAGCCTTTAACGGCAACCGGTGTTTCAGGAAATAAATCTGCACGCCCGGTGGCAAGCGTGATAGAAAACTCGGCCACGCCGCGCTGAATTTTATCCCACTTCGCCTGAGCTGCTCGCATGGCCTGCGACTTTGTTGCATAGATGGTCGTCAGCTCTAACACGTTGTCAGACTCACCGGCCATATACTCGCCCTCGCGCGCCTCCTGCTCTTTCTTCGCTTTGGCTTTTGCCGTGGTTTTCGCGGCTTTTGGGTGCTGCAGCGCGCGCAGGTGCTGCTCTTTGGGTTTGCGCTTAAGCTTCACCTTCTGTTTTTGCGGCTTCGGGTCTCTGGTGTGCAGCCATTTTGCCGTAACGCCGGTGTACGCTTCGCGGTCGGCGATAGCGAATGAATGTCGATCGCCGTCGCCGCGTTCAACCGTCATTTGCGGGATGGGTTTGCCACTGGCCGTGACGCCGCTCCCGGCTTTCAGGAAAAGCAGCTTACCGG